ATTAGTTTGGTTTAATTTTTTAATTTCCTTCAATACTGATTTATATTGTTCAATCTTTTCCTCATGGCTACTCGCTCGCCCAGTGAACAAGTGCGGTAGGTCTTTCATGTGCCACTGGATGTATACTTCCTTGTAATCGCTAACGATTCTGTAAACAAAGGCTGTTTCTTCTATGTATTCTGTTACGCTCATTTATATTATGCGTTAATATCTTGGATATAATATTGAGTTACACCACTAACAAAGTTGCATATTGAAAGTAGTTTCACACCTTCTCTGTGGTATAAAGTCCACTCAGATATTTCGTTGCTGTTATAATCTCTCCAGCTTTTTTCATCGTTGTCTATTAGTAGGAAAAAAGCTTTATCTGTTATTTCTATTGCGTTTGGGAAGTTTGGTTTTATAGTCATAATGTTTTAATACTGGTAGCTTGTTAATATTTTATTTAGTTCTATGCTAGTGTTTATTATCGGTTGAAAGTTATTAATTAGTAATTATTGCGAGCAAATCCAAATCAAGATAGCCCATGAAGTCAAGACTATTACTGGACTAATAAGCCAGACTATAACTTGCTCTTTGCGTGAAGGTTTTAGTGAGTCCCATGTTTCCTTGGGGCATGAATGGTCTATTTGTTTTTTCATATATATTATTATTGATTATTAATTACTTATTGCTTGTTCTATTGCTCGTTTTTTCTTACTTCCATGTGGGTTGATCCATATTGACTTTGCACCAATACGATTGCCTTTACATAACTGGCACTGATCACAGGATAAGCCTCGACTATCAGCAAGGCATTCAATGGTGTCCTTTGGTTGCTGTGGTGATACATGGAAATACCTAAGATTCTTTTCCTTTGCTCGCCTTACAGAATCATTTGTCTCAGTTGATGCCATGAAATAATTGCCGTAAGCCGTTGCACGCTCTTTGGACATCTCTTTCCAGTCGTGGAAGTAACCAGTCCATCCGTCGCAACTTTCTGTGATCATCTTAATAATAGATAAAGGAATTAAAGATGGATTGCCATAAGCACCGAATCTAACCTTTCTACCATTAAAGACACTATCGTATAAAAATGGATCAAGCTTAGGATATTTATTTTGCTTGTAAGCCTTCCAAATTGAATTGGGTGCCTGTCCTACATTAACATAGCAACCGTTCCCACTAGCAAACTTGCAACCAGTACATATAGTACTAGCATCTAGTCCACTTTTAACTCCATCAACTGGGCTATGGTCTGATAATAGAATCCATAATTGAATCATGTTACCAGTTTTTCTGTTACTTGTTTTAAGGGTAGCTATAACAGCATATTTTTCGCCGTTCTTTTTACCTTCATATATTATAAATCCGTTTGGTTTCATATTGATGCTATCCAATCGTTTTGATGTTTAAATCTATATTGAAAAGAATATCTATCGGGTCGATTTTTAATTAATCTTGATTTTAATAGTTTGCGATAGTTTAACATTGATTCCTCTAGATTTTGGCTTTCACTGGTAATCCAATCGCCATTTAATCGGTATCGAGTTAATAAAGTTTTATAATCGTGTTTCATATATATCATATTTTTAATATTGGTTATTTAACAAACCTAAAGGTTTTTGTATATTTAAGGTTTTTAGAGCTATCAGGTAACCATTTGAATAAAGTTATACGGCAAGTTTCTTCATCTATCCAAGTTTTAACTCCGAAATTAGTCAATTTGTTCAAAGCTATTTCTTTGCCTTCAATCGTATTTGATTGAAAGCTTTCATGTACTAAGCCAGTTGAAAGGTCTTTTATTTTGTGCGTAATGTTCATAGTAATGTTTTTTATTGTTGGTTATTGGTTATAATTAATAAACTTGGTTCGACTTCAACTATATCATATCTGTCAATAGCTTTACCTATAAAATCAGTACTTAAACTATTGATATTTAATGAGATAAAAAAAGATTAAAAAAGTTTTAACAAGGTAGTTTTTATAGAGTTAAAGCGAAAAAGTTTGTTGTAAAGTTATCTCTGGCAGTACTTTATGAAAAGATTGGGATTGAATTTGTAGTGTTTAAGCGAGATTGAGTAGATTTTGATTAGTCAAAGTAGATAGTTTGACCAGTAGTGAATAAAGACTTTGATTGATGGTTGTAATAGAGTTTGATTAGTCAAAGTTAAACAAAGAAGAAATAACAAATTTACAAGTGTCTCAACATTGTCTCAATAAGCAAACTATAACTATAGAAATAGACTCAGTCTCAACAATGTCTCAATAACGATAGATTATTACCTAAGTCATTGACTATCAGTAATTAGACATAATCCATATTGTACGAATTGTTTTCATAAACCTATTGATTGCCAGGGATTTACAAAAAACATTAATTGCTTGTTTTCTAAATATACCCTCCCCACAGCTATTTTTAGGGTAGGCTAAGGGGTATTTTAACGACAGCGTATATAGCGTAACCCCCTCAGATTTTTCTACCAAAAATTAAAACTTATCTTCATCATCTTCTTCGTCATCTTCCAGGTCTATTTCACTTCCAAAGTCTATGGTTAAAGAATCCATAACCGCTAACTTGGAAGCCTCGATACATCCTATAAGTGTTTCATCGTGTAAGTCGTACTCACTTTTATATCGATAAATTAAGTTCTGTAATTCGTTGTTAAACAGGTCGATCTGATCTACATATGAAGTTGTCATAAATTTAAGGCTTTACATTTTCAAATATTCGTTATAATCCTATTAATAGGTTGTTATAGATTTCTATGACATAGCTTTAAAAGGAGAAAGGAGAAGAACGAAGTATCTGCTTTCGATCATAGAATAACTAAGAACTAATAAATAAGTTATCATGGATAATATTGTTGTTAACATTTTAACTTTAAACAATGACCTTGTCATAAACAATCTTTATTTAAAACTCTTTTAAGGATAGGTATGTTCATATTTCTTCTAGAACTATTCATTATAACAACAATAAGTACTTTAGTAGTTATGTATTTAAACTAACTATCGGAGCACCTTATAAGATATATAAAGAGGTAAAGATTTGTTAAGACATGAGTCTTTATCGAACATAGTGAGTAAAGACGAAAGGTAATAGCGAAGCTATTGCCAAAGCATTGATCTAGGACCTGTAACAGTTCTCTTATAGAATGAATCAGTAAACTTTGTTAACTCTTCATCTAGGAGTTCTTGTTTTCTAAAGTTAATGTTATTATCTACATCCTGATTCATTTGTTCTACCCAGTAGTTAACAGCTATACTTAGAGCATCTAATCTATCATCATGTATAAGACTACCTTTATCTTTTGTTATCCTTGATAGTTGATACATTAACATGTACTTAGCTTGATGTTCTATAGGATACCCTTGAGCACTCTTATAGTCGTGTTGAACAACAGAAGGGTCTACAATAAGTTTATGTTGATTAAGAACAGGTTCCAGTACATCAATGATTCTAAGTTCTTTTTGTTTACTGTGTCTTACTTCTTCAACAGAACAAGGGTACATAGTGAATAGGATAGGTTTAAGTAGTTCCTGGAACATACCATCTCCAAAGTTAGACTCTATAATGATCTTATTTACTTTGTTATCCTTTGCTATGTTAACTAGTAGTTTAAGGGTTTGATCATCATAACCACCTTTTAGACCACCAGCTTGAGGAACAAAGAGTTGACCGTTAAGCATCTTAACAACAGCATATCCTGTTTCATCCTTACCTCTACCACTAGGGTCAATAGACATAACAGAACCTGTATATGGAATCATATCACCTATAGTCTTAGAAGGTTTGTGATACCTGTCTCCACCTAGTCCTACATTGGGAAGGTCTTTATTTTCGTTATCTTTATCGGAGGACCAAATGATTTTTTCAGGAGCTAGGTCTGTATCAATATCTGTTATAACCAGATCATTTATCTTTAATGGGTATCTATCAGCATCAGACAACCTGGGATTGAGCATGAACTGTAAAGCATACCCTGTACGACCGTAGGACATCTTACGCTCTTCTAGGTCTAGGTCAGAGAATCTTGTAGGTTCTGTAGTAGTACCTACTGACTCATCTGTTATCTGATCTTGTAAGAAGGGAGCTATATCATTGTCGTAGTTCTTTAACACTAAATCATTAGATGGATACTCAGATGTCCATATACGAGCGTTATAGCCTCTCTCACGGAGTTTGTTATAAATTGAATCCTCGCATTGGGGTGTACCTAGAAAGAGAATCCTAGAGGTGTCTAAGGGCTTAATAATAGCTTCAAACTCTTTTACTTGTTCATCTAGCTTATCTCTCATACCTTGAGTGGCAGAGTTGTTAGGTACTTCTATGTCGTCAGCAATGATTATATCAGCACGAGAACCTGTTAGCTGAGAGGATATACCTAATGACTTAACGGATGGAGCGTGTGCAGCAGGAGCAGGTCCGACATCAAAAGCTATCTTAGAGAACCTTTGATCGTTCTTAGGGATTAAGTCTTGAAGAACAGGAATGTCGTGTATGATCTTTAGTGTGAAGGTGGAGAAGTCATCAGCACGGTTCTTAGAAGCAGATACAACTAGAATGTTCTTTGTTGGGTCTAGTAGTAGTTGATGTACAGCGTAGGCAGAACATATCCAGGACTTACCTACTCCACGGAATGCCATGATAACAGATCGTTTAGGACCGTCTTGCATGAAGTCTGCAATGTCGTACTGTAACGGTGTAGGATCAGGTAGATTCAAGTGTTTCCAAACTAAGTATAAGAAGTTACGGAAGTCCTTGAGTTGGTGAAGTTTAGATTTACTCACAACTCTATGTCTCTCTCTTTGGTGTTGTTACAGTAATTACTTAACTTTAGCTTTTAGCTCTTGGTCTTCTTCAAAGGGTAGTACTACATTTAACAAGTCATTGATGGGAGTGTCTTTACCTGCTGTAAGAACTATCTCGTTATCCTTTAGAAGTTGCCTAGCACCGTTCAGTAGTGATGGATTGTACTCACCTGTCTCGTGCATCTGATCGATGGCAGCACGGTATGTATCTGCTATATATCCCTGTAAGTTACCTAGTTCTTCAAATGTCTTCATAATATTGTTAACACTTCCACCTTCTAAGAGCTAAAGCTTTTCTAGTGGGTCTACCTTTACTATCTTTCATTGGTCCTTTGTTACCTGACATCCTGGCACAGAAGCTACGCTTTCTAGGACCACCGCCAGGTTGAGGAGCTTTTAAATTAGAACCTGTAGCTCTGTTATACTTAGCCCTACCTTTAGCTGTGAGTCCACCTTTCTTAGACTTCTCACCTCTACCTAGGGATAATGATACACCTTTACGCTTTGCCATCTTTTTTCTTCTTTTTCTTAATAGATAAGTTCTTGCGTTTATTCATAGGAGGTCTTCCTACTTGTGATCCGTATGTTCCTTTTCCGTATGGCATAATATTAACCTTTTTTAATTTTTAAAGATACTCTAGCTGCTGGTGTATTACTAACAAATTGTTTACCTTTTGCACCGCCAGCTTTCTTTTTCTTAGCAGTGGCTGATCGTTGTGATTTACTTAAAGATTTCATCTTGCTTTTAGGAAGACATCTATCAGGATTCTTTTTGTTCTTAGAAGTACCACAAGGACCACCATCACTACCGTCAGATTTAACTCTTCTCCAGTTCTGTGCTCTCCATTTAGCTAACTCACCCATCTTATTTCTTTTTCTTTATGGATAGTTTACGCTTCTTACCTTTTCCGTACTTAGGGTCTTTGCAGTATTTAGAAGCAGCCATGTTAGCGTAAGCGGATGGATACTTATCAAATGTGCGTTTAGCCCAAGCTATTCCTTTTGGACATATCTTACTCATTACTTTCTCATTAACATCTCCATCATTCTATCTAGTTTACCATTAATTTCTTTAACCGTAGTTTCAAGACCACTCATTCTATTCTCCACAGCAGTGTCTCGTTCTCGTTGTGTAGCAAGTTCCACTTCAATCTTTGTTAATCGTTCTTCATCTTTATCTAATCGATCAGCAAACTTTTTTACTATCCAACCAAATACACCGATTATAATTGCCAGTGCAGTATCGAGAAAATGTGATATTGTTTCAGTCATTTGTTATAAAGCTGATATTATAAAAGCTAGTAGCTCAGAATATCGCACAGACATTTCTGTTACCTCTGAATATCCTTCTTGTTCCTCATTAGATACTGCCCTTTTGCCTTCTACTGTTTTTTCCCACCAAGTATTCTCAGCAATTATACCGTACCGCATTGGATCGAGTCCCTCTGCCTGAAAAGCTGCTTGTAACTCTTGAGCTATAATCCCAAAGTGATACCTTGCATTAGACCCTTTTTCCTCAACTGCTTTCTTG